CCCCATTACTATTGGAAAAAGTTAATGCAGATAGATTATTTGAAGTAGTTCCTGCAGATACATTAATATTAGAAATAAGTCCTGCAGTTGAGGGCACTGTATAACTTGCAGTAATTCTGGACGATCCAGACATACCGAAAGAAATACCATTACTGTTAGAAAATACTACGGTACCACTGGTAGCTGTCTGTGTGCCTGCAGAAGGAACTACAATATTAGATGTTTGATTTGTTTGACTAGCTGATAATTGAATAGAGCCATTAGAATAACCTACAGTAATATTACCTAAACCATTAAAAGATAAACTTCTAATATCTATAGTAGTAGAGCTATTTTGAGTTGTATTACCTAAGGCATACAAGCCAGCTGTTTGATTACTTTGTATAGGAACAGTATAACTACCAGTAATGGTTGATCCATTTAATCCGAAAGCTAAACCGTTAGCATCAGAGAAAGTTAAAGCATTTAAATTATTACTTGTAGTTCCAGCGGAAACATTAATATTAGAAATTAAACCTGCAATAGATGGCACGGTATAGCTTGCAGTAATTCTAGATGATCCAGACATGCCGAAAGAAATACCATTACTGTTAGAAAATACTACGGTACCACTGGTAGCTGTCTGTGTGCCTGCAGAAGGAACAACTATATTGGATGTTTGATTAGATTGTGTTGCAGATAATTGAATAGAATTATTAGAATATCCTACTGTAATAATACCTAATCCATTAAAAGATAAGCTTCTAACATCTATAGTGGTAGAGCTGTTTTGAGTAGTATTACCTAAGGCATACAAGCCAGCTGTTTGATTAGTTTGTGTAGGAACAGTATAGCTACCAGTTATAGTTGATCCATTTAATCCAAAAGCTAAGCCGTTACTGTTAGAGAAAGTTACGGCCGAAAGATTATTTGAAGTAGTTCCTGCAGAAACATTAATATTAGAAATAAGTCCTGCTGTACTTGGAACTGTATAACTTGCTGTCATTCTAGTGGATCCTGATAGGCCAAAACTAATTCCATTAGAATCACTGAATACTATAGTTGCAGAGCTCGCAGTTTGAGTTCCTCCGGCAATTCCACCAATACCAGAAATAGCTACAGGTGACACACTGGCCGTTATTGTTGAACCATCAAGTCCGAAACTAATACCATTAGCATTACTAAAAGTTAATGCATTAACATTATTACTAGTTGTTCCGGCAGAAACGTTAATATTAGAAATAAGTCCAGCTGTAGATGGTACAGTATAACTACCAGTTATTGTTGAGCCATTTAATCCGAAAGCTAATCCATTACTATTAGAAAAAGTTAATGCATTAACATTATTACTAGTTGTTCCGGCAGATACATTAATATTAGAGATTAAACCTACAGTATTTGGAACAGTATAGCTAGCAGTAATTCTAGAAGAACCAGACATACCAAAATTTATTCCGTTGCTATTAGAAAATAATATAGTTCCAGAAGTAGCAGTTTGAGTTCCAGCAGCTAAAGCAAAATTAATAGTTGCAGTAACTGAACCACCACTAGGAGGAGACCATTGCGGTTGTGTTAAAGCTGTATTTGCAGATAAAACATAACCATCATTTCCAAGTGGTAATGTAACCCAACTAGATCCATCAAAATAAATAATATCTCCAGCATTAGCTCCACTTGTTGAAAAGCTAACACTATTCCATATAATAGGTGAAAAACTGGTTAAAATCCAAAGACTCTTATCATCATCTTGAATTGCTATTTTATATAAATCTGTACTAACAAATCCAGTTGCCGCTAAACGAGCGGAAGAATTTGCATATGTTAATGCAACTGCCCCATGAATTCCTTGGGCTAAAGTTTGTTTTCCATGTCGTGCGCTATTATCCATATTATTATAACAGATTATTAATAATTGCAATTATTTTAATTAAGTAACTACTACGATTATATCATCTTCATTTACCAAAATAAATCCATCATCATTTACTATTGGTTTTGCTGGAATAAAATTTAAATCATCTTCTACTGCATATAACAATTGGCCAACTTCTTTTGCTTTTGGTAATGATGTGCCACCTGAATTACTACTACCAACAATTCCTAAAACTGGAATTGTTCTAAATGCATTAAAATCAAGTTGATCTAATCTTTCATTAAATCCATATAATAAATTTATGATTGATGATTGATTATTTTCCCAAATATATTCATTTGGAGAAATAGTATAATCAATATTAAATGGAGCACTATAAAATTTTACAGTTACAGAATCTGGAGATACGGAGTATCCATCATATGTAATTCCAAAAATTCTTTCACCAATATGTAGTCCAGATAAAACAGTTAATCCGTTTCCTGTTGAATATCCATCAACTATATGAACATAACATGATGTCCAATCTCCAATAAATGGAGCTTTATCAAAACATGGAATACCTAAAGTATTAATACTATCAGAGTGTTTAAAATTGCTTACGGAAGATATTACAGTATAAATATCTCCTACCGATACTGATTGTCCAAAAAAAGACCTATTAACATTATAAGCTACTGCATCAGTTGTTTTATTAGCGATATTATTTAAATTAGTAGCAATATTTGTGCCAATAGAATTTGGTCTTTGATACAAAGGTATAGAATCATACCAATTAGTGGTTCCTTTAATTAAACGCCTATCTGTTCTTATATAATTAATATCATCTTCTAAAGAATATGGATTTCTTTCAAACCAAGATAAATTTCCATTATTAGAATCTGGAGCGCTTCCATTTATATTTTTAATGTTTACAGAGTTAATAGAATTGAAAGCGGTAATTAAAAAAGTACCATTATTTCCAGATGTGGCCGCGCCCGTTATAGTTAAAAATCGACCAACTGATTGATTCGTCATACCAGTTAATCCTGAAATAACAGATGTATTCACACTAAAAGATACAATAGATGCTGCTGCACCTACTTGCCCACTAATTAATGGTCCAAATCCTAAAGATTCATCAGATTCACTCATATTTTGATTTTGAGTAAGTGAACCCGCAATATCTAATGCTTGATCAAGTGAATTCTCTCTAGAAAAACCCATATATTTATACCTTTATAGCGTAAGTGGCAAATAATAAACTTTTCTCTACTGGCGCAAAAGATATTAAATTAATTATATCATAACCAGTTCCAGGACCTGCCGATTCTCCAATAGTATAATCAAAATTCTCATATAAATCTTTACCATTATGTTTAATATGAATATGAAAATGATCTCCTGTAATAAAAGTTCCATTTAAAAATTTATCTGGTGTAAAAAATGTTCTATTAATTCCATCTTTTAATCCAATAAGCTGAATTTCTTCTCTCCATAAATATGGTAAAGTACTAATTACTGCCGTTACTTCTAAACCATTAATTATTCCGGCATTTTGCAAAAAAGTTTTTTGATCACTATTAAATTGTAACAAATCAATATCACTACATTCAATAATAATATCTCTTGCTCTAATTTTATGTTGTAGTTCACCTTTTAATAAAGAAGCCCTAATATCTTGTTCTGCTACTCCTGGTATTTGAAGTAAATCTCTAACTTGATTAAATGGAATTGGATAATTAAATATCTTAATTGTTTTTTGTCGATCGGGTGTAATGTTACGTACAACAAAGCAACCATTTATTTTTAAATATGGTGCGAAATCATCCATTGTCATAACTTACTCCACAAACTTATCTTTAATTGTAATAGTTACAGTTCTTTCTACTTCTGGATTTTCTTTAGTAGCATGAATATTACCAAATAATTTCTCTAACAAAGTATCATAACTCTGTGTAGCAACATCACGCTTAGAAAATTCTAAAGCATTCTGCACATCTTTATGAGATAATTCCTCATCTTTATCTAAAATTCTTTTTTCTAAATTATCTTCAGATAAATTTGTCAAATCATCAAATGTTAATCTGTATCTAACATGTAAAAGTTCTTCAATATAATCTAAATTACCTACTCCAGGTTGATTATCTGTAAAATCATCATCTTTTTGTTCTGATCTTAATCCCTTGCTAAGAGTAGAATGTAATACGCGCGCATAACTGTCTTGCCATGCTGGTTCACGTTCATATTTAGATTTCATTTTGTCTAATACTTTTTTTAGTTTAGAAAAATTTTTAAGTTTTTGTGAGATAGCTTCAGAAAGAAACGCTTCACTACGATGATAATTTTGTAAACCTCTTCTTGGATTAATATCTAATCCTTGATCAATGCGACGAGTATCAAAAGCAACCTTTTTAAATCCATCTTTAGAAAGGGCATCTTTTAAAATAGCTTTTCTTAATTCAATAGATCTGTTTCTAGTTGGAATGTCGCAAATTCCACTAGAAATTAATTGGTAGGCTTCGGTAATATCCTGTAAATTTATCACACCTCAATACGATAATATTGACTTTTATTACAACATCTTTAAATTTTCGTATTGACAATAATTTATTAATATCCATGTTGAGCGCATGTCAAACGAACTAATTTCTAAAAAATCAATACATCCTTTAGCCATTGAAGCGTGCCACACGCTGCAAAATGCAGGATTTCAGGCATTTATTGTTGGCGGATGTGTGAGAGATTTAATCATGCAATCAGTTCCAAAAGATTGGGATATTACTACCAATGCTTTACCTGAACAGGTAATAAAATTATTTCCTAAAAACTATCCTACTGGCCTTCAGCACGGTACCGTTACTGTAGCTCTTGGCTCAGGTGTAGAAAATCATTTTGAAATAACAACCTTTAGAACCGAAGGCACTTACAAAGATGGTCGTAGGCCAGAAGAAGTGTTCTTTGTTAATAATATTGATCTTGATTTATCTAGAAGAGATTTTACTATTAATTCTATGGCTTTTGACCCTATTAATGGTCATTTAATAGATCCATTTAATGGAATATCTGATTTAAAAGAAGGTATTATTAAGGCTGTAGGTAGTCCTATCGAAAGATTCACTGAAGACGGATTACGTATTATGAGAGCAGCCCGTTTTGCAGCTCGTTTTGGATTCGAAATAGAAAAAGAAACGATTAATGCTATGGGAGAATGTCTAGAAACCTTAAAGAAAGTCTCTAAAGAAAGAATTAAAGACGAATTTTGTAAAACATTAATGACTAATCATTCAACAGTTGGTTTTAATATTTTACTTCAAACTGGGGTATTAGATATTATTTGTCCAGTTTTAACTAGTAAGCCCCCGTACACTGGTATGATAAGAACATTATCATCTTGTCAAAGTGAGCTAGAAACTAGAATTGCTATGCTTTATAGTAATTGTCCCTCTTTTTTAATTAAGCAAATTGAACAAGAATTAATAAATTTAAAATTTTCTAATAAAGAATTAAAACAAATTTATTTTCTTTTAGAATTGGACGCTAAATTCTTCAAACTAATATCTTTAGATGGTTGGTCTAAAGAGGGCTTTATAGCGTTTATAGCCCACATTAAGAATGAGATGGGGGACGAGTGGGAACATACCATGAAAGAATTTATAAAATTGATGGAGCCTATCAGCTTCCTTCAAAAAGATAAGTTGTCTCAATATCATCAGCAAACAGTTCTTTCCAAAAAAGAAATGAATATTGATGGTAATGATTTAATTTCTTTGGGAATTAAACCGGGCCCACAAATAAAAATAGTCTTAAATCTTTGTTATGAAGAAATTCTATATAATCCAAATAATAATACTAAAGAGTATTTGATTGAATTAGTTAATAGCTTAATTAATATTGAAGCTGAAGCTCATTAAAATAAAAAAAAGAACCACCTTACGGTGGTTCTTTTTCATATCATTCTATCTTATTGGATTAACCAACAAGTACTGACTTACGACCAGCGGCAGTACCACGAGGATTGACGATCGCGATACCGATAATTTCGCTGACTACCCAACCCAACTTAAGTTGTTTTGGTTCATCGGCTGGCAAGACTTCAATGTCTTGACGAACTGGCATAACGCCTACGAACTCTGGATCAGCTGCACCGTAGATGGTTCCTGGAGGAACAATCTTGGATACCATGATGTCAGTGCCCCAAATGTGAGCATAAAGACCAGTTTGAAGAACTTCACGCATGGTTACTGGATCGAAGTCTCCACCACCAACACCTTGTCCACCACCTGAACCCCACTTAAGGATATCAGTGAACTCATTGATGTTCATGAAGTACTTGGTAGTAACTAAGTCCCAACGATCAATTTGAGCCTTGATCTCGACTAAGTCTCTCTTCAAAAGACCAGCATCAGCGATATCGGTGATGGTGTTCTCAACTGAAGCAGCTGCATCAAGAGCTGCGAAAATGTTCGCGTCTTCTTGAGCCATGATTTCTTGACGAGCTTTTTGAACAGCTCTATCAATGACGTTGAATCTACGACGCTTAACTTCAGCAATTCTGACAGTTGGGTTTGCGTAAATTTCGAACTCTGGAACAACAACACGGTCACCGAATACACGAGACTCTGGACCAGTACCGTTAGAAGAAATTACAACTGCTGCGACATCGATATCTCTGTCGTAGGTTGGCATTGCTCCTTGTGGTAATGGATCGACAACCAAGGCACGACGAGCGATACCGTGGTAATCCAAGTTTCTACGGATTGGGTTTGCCATAGCTTGAGCTAAAGCAATTTTTCCGTCTTGAGTCATGATGGCGCGGGAGATTAACTCATCACGCTTCTCATCACTTACGGATGGTTGGCCAGCAAGACCTTGATTAGAAGGAGTATTCTCTTCTAAAATTGCTGCATACTTAACTAAAGTTTGCAATGCGTCTTTAAGGGACGAGGCGTTCATTTCGCCATTGTTATTGAACATATTCATTCGTGTCTCCACTATTTATGTAAGAATTATCTGCCAGTAAAAACCAGCCATAGCCGAAGCTATGTTAAACTTATGAGATATTATTACCTGTTTAATGAAAAAAAGTTATTTATCTTAGTATATTAAATATAAATAGGTGATAAAAACAAAAAGAGCCAGATTTCTCTGGCTCTTTTTTACATACTTATTTCAAACTAAGCTAATTAATCTGATTAATTAGATGGGTTAAAGTGAATAACTGCGAAGGAAAATTGCTTTGGACCTGCGGAGCTCACTGAACCAGATGGGCTGTTAAGAGCAGCAACTAAGTAATTTGGAGTATTTACCAAAGAACCGTTGGTTGTAAACTCTACGAAACGAGCAACAACAACAGTGTTACCACCAGCTAATGTGCTACCAACTGGAGTTAGTAATCCACGGCTTGCAGCAGCCGCACCAGTTGGTGCGAAAGTTAATGCAGTGCCAGTTGCAAGAGCATATGTTGGTTGAACACCATCAGTAGTAGATGGATCAACTGCATCTAAAGATACTGCGTAAAGACCTGGTTTATCCCAGCAAGTTACTTTGCCAGAACCAGTTGCAGTGTGAGGTCCAAGAACCGCACCACCAGTAGATACTTGACCTACAGTGCCACCGACTACAGTTCCAAAAAGAGTTCCGTAACCAGCAATACCGTCGTCAGCTAACATAAGAGGACGAGCAGTGGTTGCTAAGTTTCTGGTAACGACTGCTCTGCTTGCAGACCAGACATAACCATCGAATGCATCAGCCGCTGCTTTATCAGTAGCAGTAGTTGCAACGACAGAAGCGAAACTAACAACTTCTCCACCCTTAAGGGTAAGAACTTCAGTATCTAAACCGTCAAATTGACCAAGTGGTTGTACACCGGGTTGTAATAGTTTTAAAGCCATTGTATTTTCCTATAATCTTTTTAAGCGCATATAGCGCAAACTTACATCTATACTTACAAAATCTAACTTACATATTCGTTTATTGATATATTTTAAACTAAAAATATCAAAAAATGTTTTTATCCTAAATCAGCCTCTAATTGACTAACTTCCTTATCAACATCTTGAGCTGGAGTGGCATTACCTGATTGATTTCCAAATAATTCCTCAGATTTAGCTTCGGCTGCTGAAAGTCTCTCTTGAACATCTTTTTGAATTGACTCGGCTCCCTTAAGAACACCTAACATTTCATTTAAAGATTTCATATAAGGAGGAATAGCACGAGCTACGTCATCAAAATCATCGGCAACTAAGCCCTTACCACCATGTAATACCTGCGTTTTATCCAATAAATCGCTAAAAAAGCCTTTATCTTCAATTTGCTTAACCTTATAAGATTCTGAAGCAAAATCTTTTTGAATGGTGCCAATATATGGAATAATTTCTTTAAAAGCATCTTTTAAGCTTTTATAAGCTTCCATAACAGAATTAGTTTCTGGTTGTTTAGCTTGTTCCATTAATTCTTTAGCAGTTTTTGGTTTCTCTAATTCAGAGATTACAGACTCACTCTTTTTATATTGATTATAAAAACTAGTTAATTTGGTTTTGAAATCTTGCAACATATTGGTAAATTGACCTTTATATTGATTTCCAACTCCCCAATCACTATTAGATGATAACATATCGTCAATTTCAGCTACCAATTTCTGATGATTTTTTTCAAAACCTTCATTTATCATTGGTAAATGTTGTTGTAAATATAATCCGCCTAAAAGTGCGCTGACAGCTCCCATAATAGGAATAATTTGCGCTGATTTTTGAAGAGGTTTTGGTGCCACTTGCATTAAACAAGTATCTGCTAATGTTCTTAAATTATCAATATTTTTATTATCTAAATCATTAGCAACTCTAACCAAAGACATTAATAACTCTTGTTCCGCATACTTACGTTGAGTACTTAATCCATCTGGGGTTTTATGAACAATATGAAGTATAATATTTTGCCTCTCAATATTGTTCTCTACTAAACCATTAAGTTTATCATAAGAAGGAGAAATAACTACGGAATTTGGATGTGCATCTTCCATAATATTGTGCTCATATTCCATATCTTTTGGAATATCTGGTTTAACACCATATAAAGCTTCAATAGCAGAAATATCCAAGGAATCCGCACGCGGATCTTGTTCTAATTTCTTTTTTGCCTTATCTGGGGCATCTTCAGAAATCATTCCCTTTTCTTGGGCTATTTTGACGAAACTTTCAAAAATATCACTTTTTCTCATTAGATTCTCACCATGGAAAATTACAATTATATGTCTGTATATGCATTAGATTATGAGGCTTTTGAGGCAACCTCATCGATAAAATGATCCACCAAATTCTTTTTAGAAGAAAAGTTTTTAGGAATAAATACTACTTGATCGCCAACTGAAGTATGATTGTACCAAGCAATATCATCTACTATTTTATTAAAAGCTCCTGATGATCTAATATCGCCATCATTTACTCCGTCATATACTTGATGAACAAAGCTAATTAATAAATTTTCAATTCCTGATTTGGTATTTGGAACTTTTTCTACCCAGTTACCTGAAACTGTTGTATCAGAATATCCTGGATTAACTTTAAATTTAGTTTGCTTGGACATTGAAACTGGATGATTGTCCATTGGAACTGGATGTCCATTTTGAATGGTATTGTCTAGGGCATTAGGTCTTCCTAAGAACTTATTAACCACATCACCTGCTACCAAGAGACCTGCCGAAGCTAAAGCAATTTTAAAAATCCATCCAAGCACTCTTGCTAAAATACTGGTCGTTCCAGAACGACTCCATTTTTTAGAAGAGAATCCAAACGGACCAGCTGATTTATTTAATTGAGCCTCATAAGCAATAAGTCCAACCTTTAACCATTTAGCATTTTGTAGCTCTTGATTAAAATCGGATGTAACAGGCTCACCATCTGCTGAAGTTGCATATGGCTGAACAGCCTGATCAACCATAGACTGTACTTGTGGTGATGTTAATTGTTTTCCACTGCCAAGAGCAGATTTTATAGAATTATAAACGCTAGTTAAAATTTCTTTAACATCAATATTAAATATTCTCATTGCGAAACCAAATAGCATACCAAGCCAACCTAATCCCATAGCACTAAAAGCTACAGATATAGCCCCTGGAGCTAATAAATTTAATACGCTACCAGTTTTGTCATCTGGATCAATATGATTAGAAAAATATTCTTTTGTTTTTGCAATAAGAGATTGTATTAAACCAGTATCTTGAGCGGTTTTAGATAAATCTGTATTTCCTAAAATAGTTTCAACTATCATAGTATCTACATAAAATCTAATTTCGCTGTCAGTTAATTTCATAATTTAACCGCCGATTCAAGACGAGTAAGTTGATTCCAATTATTTCCATAAATAGAGCCACTTCCTACACCACTACCTACTTGCTGGGCTAAAACATTTTTAGCATTATTATCTAATCTATCTTCGTAAGTATCTTGCATATCTCTTAATACATAAGCAGTATTAGATAAAACAGATTTTAAATGACTAAGCAAGGCAAGATAATGTTTTCCTTCTGGTGGCGCTAACCATGTTTTAACTTCACCGGGACTAGCTGATAAGCTAAAAATATCCATTGAATTAGATAACATGCTATTAGGTGCTTGTACTTGTGCCATAGCAGTATTAGCATTATTAATAGCTGCTTGAACATTAGCTCCACGCTCACTACCAACAATTTGTTGATATTGACTGAAAAAATCTTTGATACGAGAAAAACTTATATCTCTCATTTTTAATGGGGCTACAGAAACAAGCCTAGACATAAGCTCAACATTATTGCTACCAGTTTGAGTTCCAGCTGCTGCGGCAGTTCCTGGCGCCTCTACTGCACACGGTTTACCATCTGGTCCAGTTAATTGACGACCATATTCGGCTATTTTTTGAGCATACAACGCTACCATTTTACCATAATTAGGTACGGCCTTTTCTGCGCTAGCAGCATATTGAGATAGCCAATGAGCACGTTGATAAAGAATATGAACAGCTGCACAAGGATTTCCTTTAGGATCGACAACCGAAAATGTTCCAGTTTTAGTTTTTATTTTCATATCTCTCAACCAAGATAAGAAAGATCCAGAAGAAGATAAATCTTTTACTTTAAGATTTTTAGTTAATGTTGGAAATAATGGGAATGCCATAATAGAGCGATATGGATCGGCCTCATCCAAAATATCAGAATCAAAACCATCAATAATAGCTTCTGAATCTAATCCAACACCTGGTTGAGTTTTTTGTGCCTGTGGCTTTGGCTGAGTTTCTAATGGACTTTCATTTTCTCTAACTAAAGATTGATTGGCTTCACCAATAATTTTAGTCATACCCGCTTGAAATACACGATTACCACTAGCCTCATTAGAGTCTCTTAAATGAGAAAGTAAAGCAATTAGTTCTGGTTTAGATGCATAAGCAGCTTTACCTCTATCTCTAAATACCCACGCATCATCTGGTGTGCCAGCTGGTCTAGTTAAAGTATTAGCATCGGTGCTCCAAGCAACTCTTTTTCCATTCCAAGTGATTTTATTATCTGATGCCCATTGTAAAAAGTCAGTTAAACTTTTAAGATTTTGCGCATTTAAACCGGGTTCAGAACCATCTTCAGTTCCAATAGTAGTATTTTTAACTGGAGCATTACTTGGATCAATTGATCTTTGTAATCTAGTAGCTAATGCTGCACCAGCGGCATAAGCATTAGGATCTACAACTGGCGGAGCTACTTGGCCATATTTGATTTTAAAATCATCGCCAGCTCTCTTTAGTAATTCTACTAATTTTTTATCTTCATAAATAAAAGACATGATTATCCTTTAGCTGGCAAATTTTGTTGAATATTAAGTTTGATAGCAGATAATACTCTAGTCATAATACTAGGATCTTTTGCTAAATCTTCATCGGTATAACCTAGAGAAGCCTTAATAAATTGTTTAAATGTTGCAGCATCTCTCATTACACTAATACCAAGTCTAGGAATTTGCTTCCTACCATTTGGATCATTTTTAGCTGGAACAACTACATTAACTAAAACTAAATCATCTATGTTTTTAGTATTAGTCAATATACTATCTGGATCAGAATTATCTGACTTAACAGTATATAATGGTTTATTTTCTGCAACATAAGCTCTATAATTTGGATGAGTAATGATTGATTGATAATAATA